ATTTATCTGGCGGAGGCCATAAAGAGTAACCACTCGAACCAATGTTTCATAATCCCACTCGTCGCCGTCAGCCTTCTTTACACGCATCAAAGACTTTGGCCCGTCGCGTCGTATTTCGCGAATAATACGGTTCACGTTCTTTCTGGATTCTTTTTTAAGCCAACCTTCCAAGGCCCGTGCCAAAGCCTTGGCTCGTTCGGTTGTAGCTCGTCGGTGTCTACGGGATTCGCCGTCAAAATCGTCTTGCGAAATCCTCTCAACCTTTTGAACATCGGACCGCCGATTACGCACCGCGTTATTCAATCCCCCACACATGATCAGACCCAATTCTTCGGAACATAGTTGGCATCGTTGTCGACCCGTATATTGACCATAGAGCGCGAATCCAGCTCGGTTACACCATAGACCAAGGCATCAAGCCGATCGGGGCTGTGAGGCATGAATGTGGACGAGTAGGTACACAACTGGTCTTCGAGTAAAGGAAAATTGCCCACATGGTGGACTCTACCCTGTTCATAACGAGCCGCGACGGGTTCTGCGCGAGAAAATTTCCCTTTTGAAGCACGGATGGGACGGTACGAAATCCGGTTATCGACTTGTCGAATTACTTTTTCCACAAGCTCGCCCCCCTGATTCACTTCCGCAACAACCCGGTCGGCCCCGTGACGGTTATAACAATCCACCACCGCCCGAGCCCAGTTGTCCACGGACAAACGACCGCTCAGATCTTCGATAACATAAAAATCATTATCTTCCCCCAGCCCGACAACAACGATCCCCGTCTCGTCACTTTTGCGTTTAGACGACATAGCGGGGTCAACCGCCACCACCACCCGTGCAAAATCGGGATGCTTATCCACCCGGCTATTTTCTATCATAGTTCGGGTCCAGAGCGCACCCGGTATCTCGTCCAGGAGTTCCGCATACAGCTCTTGCTTTCCTAAATTTGTGCCTTCGTACTTGTCCAGGATGTGCTTGAAGAAACCATCGGCCAAATTATCTCGGTTGTCAAAGGTAGTTCCACGGGTAACGTAGGTAGAATCGTTTTTTATTAAATCCCTCAGAAGTTGGATAGGCCGAGGTGTGGTGGTCACCACGCATTTCGGATCCCCCAAACGCAAACCGAACATCAATTGATCCCAAGTCTCGTATGAGTACGTCCATGCCGCAGTTTCGTCGCACCACGCCGTGTCATGTTGCGGTCCTCGGAGCTGATCGGGTTTTTCAGAAGAAAATGTTTGAGCAATAGCCCCGTTCGGCCACATTATCCGGCGACGCGACGGCTCGTAAACCGGCCTTTCGTCAGGGGCGCAACATGCCAATAAACCACTCGGCCCATTTACCATGACGTCTCTGACATCTGCCGCAGTTCTGCCAATTAAGGCAATATTACGAGCCGCCCCCGATTTGACGCGCTGCCGTATAAATTCCGCTCCGGTACGGGTTTTCCCATACCCACGTCCTGCCAATATGAGCCAAATTCTCCAATGATCCTGGGGAGTTCGCTGATCGGGCCTAGCCCAAAAATCCCAGTCCCACCGAAGGTCAATGAGTTGTTTCTGGGTTAGGCTGTCCAGGATCTTCTTTTGCTGACTCGTTGGCAGTAAACTTAGTGATTGCGCTTGTGATAACGTCTCGCGCTTCTCTGGCTTGTTCTTCGATTTTGATTGCTTCTCCATCTTTCCCCGTAACCTCTTGACGAACCTTTGGAATAAACATGTCCCTACGCCTTTCCAGCTTCCAGGCAGCCGCTTGCCAAGAGCCTTCACGGGCGGCTTTTTCGATAATGGCAAGCCAGCCTTGGGTCGCTTCGCCCTCGGCCGCTTTTACAGAGTCCCGAAATTCCCGATATTTCTTTACATCCTTGCGGTCAGAATCAGCCCATTGCATCCATTTGAAGTATGTGGTTTCACTAATTCCGGCACACCCGCAAGCATCTTTAATTGGGCAACCGACTCGAATTGCTCTTATAAATCGCTCGGTTACGTCTTTCGTCAATTTCGATCTTCTGCCAGCCATATTACCCTCCAAGGTGTAAAGACATTATCTCACTTCTAAGGCTTGCTTCAGATCTAAACAAACCTCTCATTTCTGAGGTTATCATGTCTGATTGGGCCTTGTGTACCCCTCGGGTCGTCATACATTGGTGAGTTGCCGTGATTATTACCGCAACTCCCCGAGGTTTAACGCACTCTTCTATGGCGTCAGCTATTTGGGCGGTTAATCTTTCTTGGACCTGTAATCGCTTGGCGTAACAATCCAAAACCCGAGCAAGCTTGGAAACACCCACCGCACCCCGGTCTGGGAGGTAGGCAATTGTCGCCGTTCCGATGATTGGGGTAATGTGGTGCTCGCAGTGACTTTCGAAAGGGATTTTCCGCAACATGACCAATTCGTCATATCCGCCAACTTCGGAAAACGACGTGGCTAGAATTTCTTTAGGGTCTTCTTTATAACCCTTAAACCATTCGCCCAATGCTTTGACGAACCTTTTGGGCGTGTCCACTAATCCTTCACGAGTGGGGTCTTCCCCAATAACCCAAAAAATATTCTTCACAGCCTCAAGACCGGCTTTGTATTTAGTTTCTTCAATGGCTTCTTCTGTAAGCTTGCTCACCATTTCTTTTTTATCTTCACTCATCGTATGCTCCAAAGTTTGTGCATTTGAACGGACAATCTCCATTCAGGGTTTTCATCTATTAACTGAAGACAGTGCTCCAGGTTCTTTTGTTGAGGTCCGCCACCGTCAGCCGCTGGCGATAGGAAATAGAACTTTGATTCCAAGCTAGGTTTGGGAATCCCTTGCCTAGTTGCCCGGACGTAACGAAGCTCTTGAACATGTCCAATTTTGAGTGTGTGCTCTGCCGTCTTAGGGGAACAACTAATCCAGTCGATGTTGTTTTTAACTATGCCGGGGAGTGCTTTTATCCCGTTCGTTTCCATAGCAATAAAAAACCCAGCGTGCATGAGAGCGACCGTTAATTCCAAATCTACCTGGAGTGTGGGTTCGCCACCTGTAAGGATAACCGCCCGATTCTTTTCTGACGGACCCCAAACCTCTTGGATTTCCGCGACCAACTCGTCAGCCGTTTTGTATTTCTTATAAACAGATTTGAAATCGGTATCGCAATCAAACCCGTGCGTTTTTTCCATACATTTTAAATTACAACCGGAGAACCGGACAAAAACATTTCGTGTTCCAGCCCGGTGACCTTCGCCTTGCAAAGCGCAAAACATTTCAGTCACTATATACGGCATAGCAATTCTCCGTTTCCCAGATTACGACCTTGTGGATATGCACGTTTGTTCCCTCCATAAGTTTGGGACAGATATCTCGGACTAGATGTTGGGCCATATTTTCCGCGGTTGGGTTTTTCACCATTGGATAATTCTTATAATCGGAATCCTTAAATATGATTTCCATATCCAAGTCGCCCTTCATATAAATAAAACCGTGATCCCAATTCTCATCGATCCAGGTTCCCACCCGCTCCTTTAAAACTGAGAAATCTATTACACGACCAATGTCGTCCAGTTCCCCGAAACTTTCTTGGACCCGAACTCTTGCGTGGATAAAGGCTACATAATTATGACCGTGAGGGTGGGCACATTTCGATTCGTGCTTGTGTACCCGATGCCCCGCACAAAATTGGATTCGCCTAACAGCTTCGTGATTTCTTTTTATCATACTCGGTATTCCGTGCCGTCGTTTACGCCGCTATCGTGGAAAGCTTCTTTGCGCTCGGTACACGAACCACATTTCCCACAGTGAACATCCTTGCCCTCGTAACAAGTCCAAGTCATTTCGTAAGGGACGCCCAGATCACCGCCAATCGCCGCGATGTCTGTTTTTGTTTTGTCTATAAAGGGAGCATAAAGCTCAAGACCATCTGAACGATGCCCGTCAGTCCCAACTCTTAAAGCCGCGTTTAAATTTTCGATAAACTCAGGCCGACAATCTGGATAAATAAAATGGTCACCAGCATGAACACCACACGCCAGAACATCCGCTTCTTGGGAACAAGCCACGCCCCAAGCAATACTCAGCATGATGGCATTACGGTTTGGAACCACTGTGAGCTTCATGCTCTCTTCAGCGTAATGTCCGTGCGGGACTTCTATATCATCCGTAAGTGCCGAACCTTTTAACAACGGTTGGATGCCTGAAATGTCCAAACGAAAAAACGAAGCGTCCAATTTTTCCGCATGCCATAAAGCAAACTCCAACTCTTTACCGTGACGTTGACCGTAGTCAAAGGCGATCATGGTTAAATCGTAACCCTCTTTCTTTAACAGATACGCCAAAGTGACCGAGTCCATACCACCTGAAACAATTACGACAGCTTTTTTCTTTTGATCTTCCATTAGATTTTCCCCTTTGTGAAATCTCTGTATGCTTTACCGATTAGTTCAAAACCGCAACTAGCAGCTACGGCTAAAAAATATTTCGTTCCTAAATTGGTTTCGACGTCCATGCTCAAGTTGACCGTGTTGTACGCCGCCAGTTCCCGCGCTGCGGAATACCCACCTCTCCAGTGTTCGTCTTTTGCCAACTTGTACGGGTCTATCCCGAACCCGCGAATGCGGTTTAAAACTTCAGGGTCAGGTTTGTTTGCAAAGTCTTTTTTGTTTAAAGCTTTGAACCGGCCTCTCCCCATATATAAACGAAGCTGCCCATAACGCGCCACACTTTCCCATGCCGACGTGTCGCACATGTATGGTTTGAAGTGTTTTACAAATTCTAAATTCGTAAAGCCTAGCCAATGAACCTTTCGTTTTCCTATCTTCGACATTATGCCTTTGACAAAACCTCGGTTGCCTTTTGTCCCAACCAAACCACCGACTCCAACAACATCGCTCGTCTCGTAGTATTCATCTATGACGGACGGGTCCTCTCCCCGTGTAAAAATGGGAACCGGTTTAAAACCTCTTCGCAGCATTGTTTGATAATTTTTCATTGTGGCTTCGGGGTCACCAATTACGTCCAATGTAAAATATCGCCAAGGTGTTACCGGTAAGGACTCGATGAATTTGCAATAGTCGTCCAGACGGATTTCTTTACCCAACTTCCAAGAAGTAAAAGCCCCAGAATCCAAAACGAACCTAAGAGAACTCCCCAGTTCTTTAGCAATCTCTTGCATTCGGTCGGAGCAATACGGGTATGCGACCAATACATTTAGACGAGGCGGCTTCACGAAATATCCACACTGATTGCGTGCTCGTCGCAATATGCTTTGATTTTATTAGTTACCTCTTCAACAAATGTCCCGTCGAGTTGAATAATGATCCTCTCCCTGATCCCATCCAAATTAGCCTCGGTCGCATTTAGGGCATCGATGTCCGAGTTCCACCCATCGTCCAACATGTTGTCAATTTCACCTGTACTAAACCCGGCAAGCGTTAGGTCTATTTCGGACCCAAGTTCTTGAAGCTCCAGCCCGAGCATTTCTGTATCCCAGCCAGAGTTGATGGCAATTTTGTTATCCGCAAGGATGTAAGCACGTTTCTTAGTTTCGGACAGACCGTTCAGTTGAATTACGGGAACCTCTGGAAGCCCCAGTTTCTGAGCAGCCAGTAAACGACCATGTCCCGCGATCACCCCATTATCCCCATCGATTAAAATGGGATTGGTCCAACCAAACTCTTTAATGCTGGCCGCAATTTGGGAAACCTGAGTGTCCGAATGTGTCCGTGCATTTCGGGCGTAGGGCACGAGATCATCTGTTTTTGCGAGTTCGATTTCAATTGTGTTTGCCATGTTTGTCTCCTCAGAGATTTTTAATTCCGGAAATTTTTTTTATATTTTTTTCTTGGAAGTTTTTTCCAAATTTTTTTCGATGCCTACGAGCTGGTTAGCATGGCCCGCTGGCGGATCGCCTGAAAAGTGGGCGGGGGGCCTACATGGAGGTCCGTGTAGGTCAACCGCATCGGTGCGGAGCCCAGCCGCATCGGTTCGACCGGGCGGTGGGTCTGGGTGGGCGGGCGGCACCGGGTGTGGCAGCTGTAGGGCATTGCGTATGCTGGTGGCAGTTATACTTACACGGCGTGGGCCCCACCTACGCCCGTCCAGGGTGCCTACCTTGACCCACCTAAGCACCGTGGACCGTGCACATCCAACGAGCTGGCTAGTTTCTTGGGTACTGTAGAAGGGTTTATTAGGTAAACCACAGCTTGTACAAAGTTTGCTCCATTCGGATACATATGGTGGCTTGTGGGTCATAATGGATACTTACGGTATCTTGTGGGAGATATGCAACTAATAAATAAAAAAACAAATAGTTTCTCTTTTTAACTTGCCATGTGTGGTGGGTGTGGTACTATTAAAGGGTAACAACAACCACGGAGGCCATCATGGCAATAGTATTTGGAATCATTTTAGTTTTGGCAGTAGGTAACCTAGCAGGGCTTGGCGGTAAGCAATACGGCGTGGCCAACTACATTGGCGCGGATGAGTAGGTGGCCCGGTACATACTGCTGGCCGCATGGGTGGCTGTAGGGTACGGCAAGGCTGCTGTACCACCTACACCTCCCCCGACCGCACCTGTGGTAGCGCAGGCGTGGTCTACCTCCTAGAACCCACACGTAGGTCACTGACCTACATGTAGGTCACTTGCCTCCATGTAGGTCAGGTGCCTCCATGTAGGTCAGGTGCCTCCATGTAGGTCAGGGCAAATAGGCAGGCAAAACCACCAAATACTACGCTTTTTATCTACGAGCCTCGTA